ATAAATAGTTATCCACAGGGTAATGAATTGGAGTCGCAATGAAGCGAAACACCGCTCTGACCAGCACTTATGTAAATGGATTTGACAACGATGGTACGCTACTTGCAGCAGAGCCGATCAACGGCTCACCGCGCGCCCCTTGGGGTGCAGCGCGTGGGGTGCTAGCAGTTGCTATTGGGATACTGCTATGCATTATGCCTAGTGCAGGAAGTTCTGACATAGCTGTAAATAAATATGTTGATTATAAGACTTATGCTTTATATCTATTAGATTTTAATATGGATGAATATAACTGCTTAGACAAGCTTTATACAAAGGAATCTAATTGGAGACCAAATGCAGTCAATGGATCTCATTATGGAATACCTCAGGGTAAGAGCGAATGGCTAAAGAATAAAGATGGTTGGACTCAGGTAGTATGGGGACTCAACTACATAGGTGCTAGGTATGGTGAGCCATGCGTTGCATTGGCGCATTGGAGTAAGTACGGATGGCATTAGATAACCTCAATAGCAGGCGTTATCGCGAACAGCGAGAGCGTGTGTTTATGCGTGACGGTAGAGCTTGTCAATTGTGTGGAACAGATGAAGGTGAGATGCACATTGACCACATCATTCCACGCAAGTCCGGTGGTGATCACAGCCTTGATAATCTCAGGGTATTGTGCAAGACATGCAACCTACGCAAGGGTGCGCTCAATGAGGGCGTTTTTTTAGCACGGACGGCTACCCCCCCTGTCTTTTCTGACTATATATCCCCGATGCAGTCCGAGACGATGCTGGACAGTCCGTTTACTCTCAAACCTGATCCGCACCAATGACGAATAAACCCAAAGCTAAACCACCGCTACGAGGGGCAACTCAACCGAGGGTTCACAGTCCACTTCTCAAGGGCAAAACTAGAGCTGATGAAGTAATTGAGATGGTTGAACGCTTGAAGATGGACAAACTTATGCCTTATCAGGAATTTGTCCTAAAACAAATGATGATGGTAGATAAAAAAAATCTATATCGGGTCAAGCTAGCGATGCTCTTAATTTCAAGGCAGAATGGCAAAAGTCATCTTGGTAGAGTGCGTGTTATCTGGGGCATGTTTTACGGCGGTGAAAAAAAGCACATAATCATGTCTTCTAATAGAGCTACTGCCCTTATGACCTTTCGAGAAATCGCCTACACGATAGAATCAATTCCTGAATTAAAGGCAATGACTAAGGCTGTTCGATATGCCAATGGCGGAGAAAGAATTGAATTACTTAATGGCGCTACTCTCGATTTAGTCTCCGATACCAGAGACTCAGCTCGTGGTCGCACTGCTGATTTTTTATGGATTGACGAAGTGCGTGAAATATCCGAGGACGGGTACAAGGCTGCTATTCCTACGACAAGAGCTAGAGCCAATGCCCAGACATTTTTAACTAGCAACGCTGGCGATGCTTTTTCGACCGTACTGAATTCTCTCGTCGAGCGCGCTAAGGATTACCCTCCAGAGACTTTTGGTTACTATGAGTATTCTGCGCCACAGTATTGCAAGATTGATATTCGATCAGAGGCTTTTTGGCGAGATGCTGTAGCACCGAGTAATCCTGCCCTTGGATATACTGTTTCCAAAGAATCCATCGAGGAATCAATCGCAACCTCGCCTATTGAGACAACTCGCACAGAAACTTTATGTCAATGGATCGATAGCCTGCAATCCCCTTGGCCTCATGGTGTTTTGGAAGACACATCCGATAGCACGCTTGAAATGGCTCCCGGGGCTTATACTGTATTTGGTTTCGATACCAGTCCGTCAAAACGCAACGGATCATTAGTCGCAGGACAAATACTGCCAGATGGACGGATTGGTATCGGAATCCTAGAGACTTACAGCTCTCAGGTTGCTATAGATGAGCTAAAGATGGCGGCAAGTATAAAGGCATGGTGTGACATATATAAGCCGCGTTTGGTCTGCTTTGACAAGTATGCAACTCAGACAATTGCAGATCGCTTGGCTAATGCTGGGGTAATGGTTGAAGATGTCTCAGGACAGCAATTCTATAAAGCCTGTGGTGATTTGCTGGAAGGTCTGGTCAATGCTCGTGTAGTCCACAATGGACAGGCAGAACTAATCCAACAGATGAATAACTGTGCAGCTAAGGTCAATGACTCGGCATGGCGCATTATTAAGAGAAAATCAGCTGGTGACATATCAGCACCAATTGGCTTGGCAATGGTCGTTTCTAAATTGATGATCCCAGTTGCTAAACCTCAAATATATACTTAGACACACCGATTATGGTCTGTCAAATACTTGACATGTGCTACCATTTATGTCTATGGGTAAAATTTTGCAAGCATTTGGCCTAGAGTCAAAGCCACAATTACAAGCTCAGTCTGCTCCGCAGGTTCTTGGCGAGTATTCACCTTATGCAATGCCTTTCCAATACACCTATGTGAGTCGCGAAGAAGCTCTTAGTGTTCCAGCATTACAAAGATGTCGTAATCTTTTGGCTGGCACTATTGGTGCAATTCCAATGGAACTTTACAAAAAATCAACCAATGAAACAATTGGCTCACCAGTCTGGTTAGAGCAACCTTCATATTCACAGCCACGATCTGTAACTATTGCATACACGGTTGAATCATTGCTTCTGTATTCGCAAGCATTTTGGAAAGTTGTTGAAGTCTATGCTGAGGATGGCCGTCCATCTCGTTTTGAATGGATCGCCAACAATCGCGTAACTGCAACACTTGATGGCACAAATACTTTTGTTAAGTCTTATGCAGTTGACGGAATGACTTTGCCTAATGACGGTCTTGGAAGTTTAATCACATTCCAATCTTTGCTTCCTGGTATTTTGAACACCGGTGTACAAACAATTCGCTCTGCAATTGATGTCCAAAAAGCAGCAGCAATTGCAGCAAACACACCTATGGCAACTGGTTACATCAAAAACACTGGAGCGGATTTAGATCCTAAAGAAGTTTCTGGATTACTAACTGCATGGAAAAATGCACGCAATAATCGCAGCACAGCATATTTAACATCAACACTTGAATATAACCCAGTATCTTTCTCACCAAAAGACATGATGTATTCAGAGGCAATTTTTAGCCTTAGCACCGATATTGCTCGTTTGTGCAATGTTCCTGCATATTATGTCTCAGCTGATGCAAATAACTCTATGACTTATGCCAATGTTCAAGATGAGCGCAAGCAATTTTTGACATTGTCTCTACAACCATTTATTTCGGCGATTGAAGATCGTTTGTCGATGGATGACATCACTGCTCGCGGAAACATCGTCAAATTTGACATTGACCGTAACTTCCTTCGTACTGATCCGATGGAAGAACTAGCAGTAATTGAAAAACTTTTAAGCCTTAATCTAATTACCACAGAACAGGCAATGGCAATGACTGACCTAACACCTAATGGAAGCCAAGGTATGCAATGAATCAAATAGTTACCTTCTCAGCTGATCTGACAGCAGATTCAGCAAGTCGTACAGTATCTGGAAAGATTGTGCCTCTTAATGTTGAAGCAGGATCGACAAATATGGGCAAAGTGATTTTTGAATCTGGATCTATCTCGATTCCAGATCCTAAGGCAATTAAACTTCTTAGCCAGCACGATACAAAGAAGCCTTTAGGTCGCATGGTTTCATTCAGCGAATCAGAAGATGCAATTCACGCAGTCTTTTCCGTAAGTCGCTCACAGCGCGGCACTGAAGCTCTTATTCTTGCAGAAGAAGGTTTGCAATCTGGATTATCAATCGGAGCAGAAGTGTTAAAGTCAAAGATCAAGGATGGCGTAACTTATGTATCCGCTGCTCGCTTGGTCGAAACCAGTTTAGTAACCGAGCCAGCATTCAAGTCGGCTCAGGTCACTGATATTGCAGCAGAAGAATCTGCTGTAGAAGAAACAATCCAACCAACAGAAAGCGAGACAGCCACCGTGGAAGAAACCACTCCAGCAGTCGAAGCAACACCAGTTGAAGCACCAGCGGTTGAAGCTGCTCGCCCAACTGTTTCAGCAGCATACTTCACAAAGCCACGCATCGAATTGACAGCAGCTAAGTATGCAGAAAACTCAATCCGTGCAGCAATGGGAGACGAGAACGCTCGTCAGTACCTACGCGCAGCAGATGACACATCAGACAACGCAGGTCTTGTACCAACACGCCAACTGTCAGAAATCATCAACCCACTCGGCACAACAATCCGTCCTTCAATCGAAGCAATCTCACGCGGAGTATTGCCAGATGCAGGTATGACATTTGAGATCCCAAAGATCACAGCAATGCCAACTGTTGCAGTCGCAGCAGAAAACGC